GGCTGATGCGCGGACACCGGCAGGAGGATTACCTCACCTATCAGACAACGATTTCCCCAGCACCGGGGCCGACACCCCTATGGGATTCCGTCCTGGCGTTTCCGTCCGGCTGTGATCCGGCGATTGAAGCCTACCTGTGGCGAGCGCTGGGCTATGGCGCGTTGACCGGCGACACCCGCGAGGAGGCCCTGTTCTTTTTGCGTGGTAATCCGGGTTCCGGCAAGTCCACGATGATCAATGCACTGGCCGATATTATGGGCGATTATGCAGTCAATATCAGCATGGATGCGCTGATCGAGCAAAAACATATGCGCCATCCGCAGGAGATTGCCAAACTCGAAGGCAAACGCTTCATCCACGCCAATGAAACGCAACAGCACCGGCGCTGGAATGAGGCGCTCATCTGCAAGCTCACGGGCCGCGATGTGATCTCCGCTCATTTGATGCGCATGAATGACACCGAATATAAGCCCACCGGCAAAATCTGGATACACGGCAATTACACCCCGCATTTAAAGAGCGTCGAAGGTGGCATTGCGCGGCGGCTGCACCTGATCGAATATCATCAACGGGCATTGCCGGAAGCGGAACAAGACAACACGCTGAAAGACCGGCTGCATCAAGAATATCCGGCGATACTCCACAAAATGATCCAGGGCTGCATGGACTGGCTGCAAATTGGCCTCAAACGCCCGCCGGAGATTGCCCAGAATGTACAGGAATATATGGAGGATGAAGATATGTTGGGCGCCTGGTTTACGGACTGTTGCGATAAATCCAACCAGGCCGAAGCCTCTACCAGAGAAGCGCACAAGAGCCTGAAAGAATGGGCTGAACATAATGGGGAAAATATCCAATACCTGCCGTCGCCCAAGAGATTTACGCAGACGATGAAACAGCGCGGTTACGCCATCAAGCGCGGTGGCGCAGGTAATATTTTTATCGGCTTCGCGCTGAAAGACGGGCCCCGGCAAGTGGAGGAGGATTTACCCTTGCCGGAGGTACCGGCTGATTGGCAGGACCGGTTTTAATTCCTGGGAAAATAAGCCCATGTACAAATTATTGACTTTTTGAGCCATCGCTTCACTCTTAGCAATCTGCTATCTGGTAATGATTGCCACAATTCTATTGACCCAGGATATTCCTGGAAACCTTGATCATCACATGCCTCAACTATGGCGTTTTGTTTTGAATTACATACAAGTACGGCCTTGATTTCCCGCGGGTTAACCAGATCATTGAGTGTTAAATTTTGCATCTATCCTCCATACATCGGTCAATTGACCGGCACTGCCTTGACACTCGTTACCGAGCGGAAAGACAAACCGGCGTTGGTGAGTAAATTGGATACAGCCCGGAACGCATCGGTATCCTGTTGTACTACACAATGCACCGGGCCATTGAATAAGCGGTAAGTTATCAAGTATTTTTTCATGATCTGCCCTCCACTTTTTGATCAGTTACGCGGTTGCCGCCCGTAACAGGATGCGTACTCCAGTAATTCACCCCGTGAAACAGCTTCAATGAGCATTGCCTCTTTTACATTGCGCAATGCAAAGGGCAATGCAGATTTGCCAGTAAACGGGTTGGTTAAAAGCGCCCTGTAGTAAGCACACATATATTCAGGTATCCCGGAATAATCCGGTGCCCATGTATTATCATCCAGGTTAGTCATTGTCCGATCCTCCTACAGGTTATCGGGTTAAGCTCCCCTCACCGTATCAGGGTGAGGGGAGCGGTGTATTTATGCTGGGGTGATATCGCTGTAAACGCTAAATTGATTTCCGGCCTGTTTGTGCGCTTTAAAAGTCGCGCCGCGAATACCTCTTGTGGCCGCATCAACCGTTTTTAGTTGCAATCCGTAAAACGGGCTATTCCCAAAAAACATCCGTTCTGAGTATTTTTCTGCTGCCTCTATTGCCGATGAGGCTCGCACACGTACTTTTTTTGACAAATATGTAATATAATATGTATTCATTTCATCCTCCTCAGGTTATGGTTGCCGCTAGCAGCGGCCTGTAATTTAATCGTTAACAGCTCCATTAGATTATTTGGCATGTCCCTGCGCCCTTTGCGCCACATGCCGACGGTATAAGCCGACACTGATAGCATGATCGCCACTTGCTCATCCCTGAGCTGGTGGTCCTGCATGAGTTGCGCGAGGGCGGTCATTTTAATAAACGGCATATTCTGTATGTGAGTTCACATTTTGAAAAATGCCACCTGAGCAGTGATTTAATACGGCCTTTTATCGATCTTTGGCTCAGTAGTGCATTATGCAGATTATTTATTATCTGGCTGCGGGCGCTTAAATCGGCTGGTTCCGGGTGCATAGCTATCAATTTCAATTGATCATCATACACGCGGAATAGTGTGGTCATACGGCCTCACCTAAATATCTAGGCATGTCAGATATAGCTTCATGGATGCCACGATGCTTTCGTCTGCTATCTGGCTATCACCCCTACTTTTTGCCGTGCATAACGGCAGTTTTCCCATAATGCGTAAACCGGGATACTCATAGCACCATTATATGTATTGCCAGCTTGTTCTAGCAGGCCAATAGCTTCATTCAGGGTCATTGTGCGCTGCATGATATTACCTCCTATTTATGGTACATCCCGCACTGCACCATATAGATGCAGTGGACGGATGGATCACTTAATGCCGTAGAACTCTTTGAGAGTCAGCAGCAGATACTCGGCGTCATTGATAGCATCTACCGGATCGCGCTGTTTGGCGGACTCCAACGCGTCGCGCAACCAAAATGACATTGTGGCTGTATCTGTGCTCTCGTTGTAGCTGGTATGGTCTCCGTATGTGTTTAGCATGATCTGATCTCCTCTATTAACTATATCTAATCCTAGCATAGATATGGCGATATGCAAGGCGAAAAGCATTTATTTTAGCAATATATTTTTATCGTCACGATTAGCAAAATCTATCAAAATCGAAAAAACAGCCTATGCCTGGATATGCCCCGGGTGCGTACGATCGCGCTCGGGCAGTTATGGAGGCCGGTAGCAGTGGCCTGTGCTGCTTTAAATTCTGCAATCATGTTGTTTATTTGTATATTTTCTATTGTATCAGCGGCCTTAAGTTTTAACTGTAACAATTCTATAAGACTGTCAGGCATTTCACGCTTGCCGCGTCTCCAGGCACTTACTGTATAGGCTGAGACTGACAGCAATTTGGCCACATAATCATCACAGATGACGAGAATCAATCAATTGCCTGAATATGTGATTCCCATAAAAGATTTGTTAACGGAAACATAAGTGATTGATAATGCAGGGATTATCGTTATGCGGATAAAGTGTCACTATCTATCACAGTATCGCGCAATGTTACACACATGTACATACCCTGGCACAATCTAACACGGCGAAATCCATACTTACTGACCATAAGTCTGGAAAACAGGTTGATGGACAGGTTGGCCTGGTTAATCTCGCAATGGACTAAGCAAGACTGATAGAGATCGCGCACCCTGGTTCTGGCTAAGTCGTTCTGTTGGACGAAAGTTGATACCCATTCTTTAGGTGTCATCATGGTAATGTCCTCATATCATTAGATAATATTTAAATATATCACAATGCTACATAATGCACAAGTGTAGGATTAGTGTAAGATTTATAAATCCTACACTACAGATGTCGTACTGTAACTCATTGAATTATAAGGACGAGTGTAGGATTTTACGACAATAATGATAGATGTATGATTGTGATAGTTCAAACCATTAACGTGCTGCGCGCGCGCGGGCGCGTGAAAGAGAGGAACTGTTCAAAGTATCACAATCTATCATCTATCACTACACTATTCTACACCATACACAATCATACATTCGGCCAATTCATTATCCGGACAATCTATCATCATCTATCATTAATATGAGTGTACCAGCTACACTAAGTCCCTGGCCTAGTGCCCAGCTTGACAAGATGATGCAGTGCAATCAGTAATCAGGCACCACTAGTAAACGGATGTTATTGATTTATATAGATAAATAATCCTATTTAACATAATGTTTATTATACGTAGTACGATTCGGCGATAGTGAGTGTTTACTAATCGACCCCATATTTTTTCAGACAGACCCCGGCCCCCCAAAAGTTTATGCGTCCGCGAAATTATAGGGGCAGGTCTTAATAAATTTTCCACGTTTCAATTCTTTTGTTGCATTGAATCATTGTTTTCTTTATGGGCAGGCGTTATACTTATCTTGTTGCACAATGTCACTCCTACGTTGTAATCTTGCCGCCAGCCAAACCTCCTCTTGTGCTGGCGGTTTTTTTTGTCCATACTCGGGTAATAGACAAGGCTGAATCCATCTGCGTCACCCATAGGAGAGACTAGCACTAATGACTAACATAGACATAAAAGAAAGATACAACAAAAGTCCGGCGCTGGATGTATTGGATGATATTAAAAATATTAATTTATTTACTAAAGCATACCCTGGCAGGTTCGCCAGAATCGCGGCTGAGTTAGTTAAAACAAGACTTCATTGTCGCGATGCTGGAAAATTATAAAATTTTTGCCGAATTTGACAAGATAGTGGTCAGCTTAGAGCCGCATCCGGCCGGGCTGATAGTGACGTTTCTGGGCGGCGAAATGATTTTAATCCCAAATGCCCTGCTTGAGGCGTGTTCGCAGACCGTGCATTGATGGCCGCCACCACGCTCACCCTGCAAGCAGTCCGGCAACGCCGCGAGGAACTGGCTGAAAAAAATAATTTCCCGGTCATCCCCGATCATCTGGGGCCGCTGCAACGCCTTGAGTTAGTCAAGCAAGACCCGAATTCCATGAATATCATCAGCCAACGCGTCATGGACGGGGAATCGTTGAAGCAAATTGCGGAAAGTTGGGGTCTGCCGGTGCGCCCGTTTTGTCAATGGGTGGCGGATGACCCGGAACGCGCCATGGAATACGATGCCGCGCTCAAAATACGGGCGGACGAGTATTATCACGAGACGATATTGATTGCCGACGCCTGTGATGACAAGGACGCCGTGCCGGTGGCGCGGGTGCAAATGGATGCGCGCCATAAATTCGCCGGAAAACTCGATAAAGAGCGGTTTGGCGATGAAAATCAGGGCAAAGGCGCGGGCAATTCCATCATCATCAACATTCAAAGCCTCAATCCGCCGCCAGCCTGCGCGCAACCCGTCATTATTCAGGCGGAAACGGAAGAATTGATCTGATGGCCGATCTCGTTATTGATTACAAGCCACCGGGGCCCGTCGCTGAGCGTTATCTGCATGATGATGCGTTTATTTGCGGCATACGCGGCCCCATTGGATCCGGTAAATCCACTGCTTCCATCATCAAACTCATCAAAAACGCGCAGACACAGACGCACGGGCCTGATGGCTGGAAACGCAGGCGCACGGCCATTATCAGGAACACGATGCCGGAATTAAAAACAACGACCATCAAATCGTGGGAGCAATGGATGCCGAAAACTATCGGCCATTGGCGCGACAACGGCCCGCCGCGCCATTACATCAAAGACCTGCGCAATAAATTCGAGTGGGAGGTGTTGTTTGTGGCGCTGGATTCGCCGGAGGACGTGCATAAAGTCCTGTCCATGGAATTGTCCGATTGCTGGGTGAACGAGGCGCGGGAAATCCCGAAGGCCGTCATTGACGGATTGACGGAACGCATCGGGCGCTACCCGGCGGAACGTGATGGCGGGGCGGCCAATGTACAGTTATTGATGGACACCAATTCGCCCGATACCGAGCACTGGTGGTATTGCCTCGCCGAACAGGACCAGAGCACGGAACGCAACCGGCAGATGTTGGCCTCCATGCACAAGGCTGAAGATGAATTGCGGGCCGTCCATGTGTTGAAAGAGGACCAGAAATTGATGTCGTTTTATGCGCAACCGAGTGGGGTGTCCGCACAAGCAGAAAATATCGGCAACCTGCGCAAAGGTTATTATCAATTCGCCCAGGCTGGCAAGACTGAAGATCATATTAAAATTTACGTCCACGGCGAATACGGCTTTTCGATGGACGGGTTGGCAGTGCATCCCGGCTACCGCGAATCCACCCATTGCCGCGAATTCCCGCTGATTAAAGGCTTGCCCATACGGGCGGGCGCCGATTGGGGTCTGACCCCGGACGCGTCGCGACCTGGCTGGTGGCCGGGTGGCTGGTCGCGGGGTGCGCGCCGTCAGAGGTGGCGTGGCAGCCCGT